GCGATGGCCTACCGAGCGGCGTGCTCAGCTGCTTAGGCTCATCGCCCTTCCGCTGCCGCTTGCTCATGCCACCACCATCGCAGGAATCCCGCGCATCGTAAGCGACGCACGCCGGATAACCCTTGCGCAAGCCGATTGATTTGCAGCGTATGGCGGCGATTGACGCATTACTCGCCCCTCTTGCGCGGCTTCGGTGGACGCCTGCCCGACGCAAGGTGCTCGGCCATCCACGCCTGCAATTCCGACTTCACTGCGACGACGCCCGCGAACGTCTTGTAGACCGGGAGCGATTTCTCGTCGCTCAGATACCGCACCGTGCGCTCGCTGCACCCGCACGTCGTCGCGATTTCCTTCCAGCCTTGCAGATCCCACGGTGTTGCTCGCGTCGCAGCCATAGCCGTCAACCTCCTGTCGAGCGGGACCAGCCCGCGCGCGCTCATCGCCCGATATAGCTCAAGCAGCCCCTCGCGTCGCATCGTGATCACGTGCCCCACTGGCACCTCGACGCCGAACGCCTGCGACGCGTACGCCGCAATCTCCGACGCAAGCGGCTCCGTGTACGGGTCAACGTCCTCGTCGCCCTTACGCGGCCTGCCACGCACGGCGATGCGCGTCTTAGGCCGTTGCTGCCGAACGCCCTCGCCGTGACGCGGCTGCGGATGCTGCATCGGTAGCCGCGAGCCCATCACGCCGAGCACCGACCACACGACGACCGCCCGCGCCTGCGCTGCCGTCAGCCGCTCCTCGACGGGATACGTCGTCAGCGTCCAGCCGTCCGCGAGGCACAGCGCCCACAGCCGCGAGACGGGCGCGATTCGCTCGACGGCCCGCTGCGCTGCGTCGCCCTGCGATGCCCCGCTGCCGCCCCACGTCTGCGCCTCAAACCGCGCAGGGTCGCTGGTCGACCGCAAGGGCGCACCGTCGATGCTGGCGGCGTCTAGGGCCCGTAGCGCGCCAAGGACGCCATTGAACGGCGGGCGGCTGCTCTCGCCGCGGTTCTCGCGCGCGATGATGGCGAGCGCGACGCGTGTGGCCTCGTGCTTGCGGCGTGCCCGCTCGCGCATCATCGCCGGGGTCAGCGTCTCGACGGGCGCGGCGTCGCGGTACGGCTGCGCATCGAGCGCGTCCACCAGCGCGACCTCCGAGACGTGGTCCTCGAGCAGCTGCCGCACGTCGACGCTGAGCGCGCTGCGCTTCACGACGCCTCGCCGGTAGCTGCGGACTTTTGCGCGCGAGGTCTGGACGTTACGCGCGCAGGTCTGGACCTTTGCGGCTTCGCGACGACGATGCGCTCGAGCTCCACGACGCGCACCTCGACGCGGGGCCGCTCGCGGTCGACGTGCGTCGCGACGAGCAGCGTCGTGATCTGCGAGTCATCGAGGTACAGCACGCCGTTGAGCGCGTCGAGCAGCGTCTTCGCGATGTTGTCGAGGTCGCGTCGCCGCTCGTCGGGAAGGTACGCTTCGACGTCGACACGGTAGCGCGACGCCTTCGACGGCAACCACGGCCCGCGTGGTCGCGCGGCGAGCGCGTGATAGCGCACTGTCGCTTGATACGCGCGCTGCTTCGCTGGCGTGAAGCGCCTCGCGCCCACCGACGCTGCGCGCTGCCACGGCACGACCGGCCCCGGCACGGTGAACGACACGTCCATCATCGGCTGCGCCCTCGCAGCTCGCGCTCAGCGTCCTGCGCCTCGTAGTCCGCACGACGCTGCGCTGCTGCGCGCTCATACTCCGCACGCGACTCCGCGGCCTCCTCGCTGGTGCGCCCCCAGTGCTTGCGCTGCGACGGCGTCCACGTGCGCTCCGAGGTCGCCAGCGATGGATTGAGCTCTATCTGGCAGCGGCCGCATTTACCGGCGACGAAGCCGACGTGGCGCGGGCACTGCGGCGGTAGCTGGCCGGGCATCAGTTCGACGTCCTGTCAGGCCGGATGCTCAGCTCGACGGTGATGCGCTCAAGCCGCATCGGGCACCAGCGCGGCGGTGTCGTCGGCGGCTCCGTCGCAAGGTCTGGCGACGCAACGACGATGCGGTCGTCCGATACGGTGCACGCGTGCTCGATGGTCATTGAGTCGACGCCGCGGATATCGGTGCCCAAGAACGGGCACGTCGCGCACCCGTCGAAGATGATCAGTTGCATTTGCGTTGCTCCGCTCGCGCTGGCGCTCGACACCGACGATCCGACTCGCGCTGTTGTTTGAGTCGTGCTTGATGCGCGCAAGATTGCCCGCAATAGGTCAGGCGGCGCAAGCTCTTGTCGTACGCAAATCGCCGCTGACACTCCGCGCACTTGAGCCGCTTCGGCCCGCGTTGGCTGCGCTGGCGATGCTGCGATGCGGTGATCGACGCTCTCCGCGCGCGGTATGCGCAAGCTGGCCCGCAGTAGTCGCAGCGCCTCTTTGCGACCGGCCGCACGAAAGCGCCGCCGCAGCCAACGCACCAGCGCGGCGGCTCCTCGCGATACGGCCCCGGCCAGCACGTCGCCGTTCGCGCTGGTAGCGCCGTCCTCGACTGCGGTCGCAATCCCACGGTGCGCCGTTCGCGTGCGATGCGGTCGTGATCGACGCACGCCTCCGCGCTCGCAGGCCAATGACGCATGACGCCGCAGCACGCGCAGCGCTCGAGCTCGACGCCCATCGCGTCGCGCCCTGCCGCCTGCCAGTCGTGCAGCTGCGCCGTCATCGCGCACGCCTCTCGCGCGTCGCCGCTGCCCGCTTCTCGCGCAGCCTCGCCCAGCGCTCGACCTGCGATGAGCGCGCCGCCTCCCACGCGCACAGCGGCCCGCAGAACTCGCAGCGCGTCATCGTCACCGGCCTGCGATACGTCGCCGCGCACCGCCGACACTCGCGCGACGGCTCGCCCTCGCGATACGGCCCTGCCCAGACGCCCGACGACGGCTGCGGCCGCTTGCGCGCGTACGCCTTGCGCTTGCTGCTGCGCTGAATCCCCGCGCGTCGCGCCGACGTGCACGCATCCTCCGCGAGCGGCCAGTGCGCCATGACGCCGCAATACCGGCAGCGGGAGCGCGGCTCACCGAGGTCGCTGCGGCCCTCGTCGTGCCAGTCGTGCCCACTCATGCCCGCTGCCTCCTGCGAATCAGCCGGTTAGTCGTGCGGCGATACTCGACAGCGCACAGCGGCGAGCACGTCCTGCACTTGCTCCACGCCTTCGGCCGACGAAACGGCCTCGAGCACGCCATGCACGTCCGCGGCGGCTCGACAGCATACGGCCCCGGATGCTGGCCTGCGTGCAGCGGCTCCGTCTCGCCCAGCGCGGGCGTGTCCATCTGCACCCGCACGCACGTCATGTCGGCCGCGGGCCAGTGCTTGAGCACGGCGCAGCGCACGCAGCGCACGCGTGGCTTGCCGTCGGGCAGCGTGCCTTCGGGCCACCAGTGGTGCGGGATGACGTAACCCGGCAGCGCATCGTCGTCGTCTTCGTCGATCACGACTGCGCCCCCTGCGCCTGCCGCGCGCGATAGGCCGCAGCGTCCGCGCGATTGCGGTCGAGCTGGTTGTCTCGCGCGCACATCGGCCCGCAGAACGACATCACGCGAAACCTCTTCGGATGCCGGAAGCGCGCTGAGCAGCGGGCGCACGTCGACCAGCGGTTCTTTGCGTACGGCCCCTCCCAGTGCGCCGACGCGCCGTTGGCCTGCACGACGGGCTGCGGAGCCGATGGCGTCGCGTGGATGCGGTAGCGCGCGTTGCAGAGATACGGGCACGCGTCGCGAGCGCCTGCCCAGTGACCAAGCATCCCGCAGCGCGCGCAGCGCAGGCGCGGCTCGCCGTCCTCGCGATAGCCGTCAGCAACGAAGCAATGCGCCGTCATCGCGGGCTCTCGTGAATGCGCGCCCGCATCATCGCAGCAGCCAGCCGCGAGCGAATCTCGCGGACGTGCACGCCGCAACGGTACGCCGCCTCGACGTAGAGGTGCTCGTCCAGCGCGCATCCGAGGGATATCTCGCGCGTCAGGACCAGCAGCGCCGTCGTCTGAATGGCGGCGTGGAGCTGGCCGTGGACCTCGTCGTCGTGGCACTCGACCACGTCAAGCCACGCCTGCTCGAGAGCAGAGCCAGCAGGGTCGAGCCTACGTGCAGCGTCATCACTCATTGCGTCCTCCCCACCGACGACGGAGCTGCACCAGCACCGGCACCGGCACCTTCTACTCTCCGACCCCGTCGCCGCCCGTCCCCCTCGCCAGCGCCGCCCGCCTCCCCATCAACCGGGTGCGAGAGAGCCGAGCAAGACCCCCCTACCCCCCATCGACTTTGTGGTGAGATCACCACTTCGTCGGAGCCCGGTCGTCGGCGCATGGGGCGCTTCGTTGCCGGTCGGGGGGAGGTGTCTTTGCTCGGCCTCCTCGCATCCCGTCGCCGGTATGCTCGGTCGCCTTCGCGAAGCGGTGGAGTCCCTACGTCCACCCAGCCGATTCGAGATCGACTGCCCGCGCCAGTCCTACAATACGGCCCGCGGTCCGTCAACAACTTTTTCATGGCTGGTTGAACTCCGGTCCGTTGCCACGCACCCAGCCGTTCGCGCTAAGCGCGTTGCAGAGCCGTCGCGCCTGCTCAAACGTGATGTGCGTTGTGTCGTAGCCACGCTTCGTCAGCTCACGAGCCTGAGCAGGCGTGCACATTCCCTTCTTGAACCTAACGATTTGCGCGCCGATTACCTGCTGCGCTTGCCGCTTCGACAAGTCTGGTGAACCGATGCCCCATTTTGTGAGGAGCGCGCGCTGCTCGTCGGTCATTCGCACGCCGCCGTCGTATTCGGGAATCGCGAGCGCACCGCCGAACTTGTGCGCGAACGGATCAACTTGTCGGCTCGCGTACCGCGCTTCGGTAAACACCTTCGCGCTGCGCCTGCGAGCCTCCTCCTCCTTGCGCCGCCGCTCGAGCTCCTGTGCTGCGCGCTCGGCTTCCTTGCTCTCGCGCTCAGCCTGCGCGTATGCGCGCTCGAGTGCCATGCCTTGATCGGACAGCTCCTGCATCCTCTCCTGCCACCGCTCAGGCAGCGGGTTCTCGCCCATCAACACCTCGACCGGGCTGCACAGCTTGTGCGTCGTGCCGACCATGCCGACGAAATCGATCACGAGCAGGTTCTCTTTGCCCTCGTGCTTGCGCGTGCCGCGGCCGATGCACTGGGTCATCAACGCACGCGACTTCGTCGGGCGCGCAAGCGCCACGCAGCTGGTGTGCGGAGCATCAAAACCTTCGGTGAGAACAGCGCAATTCACAAGGAATTGAATCTCTCCCGCCTTGTATTCTTCGATGATTTGATGGCGCACTTCGCTACCCGTCTCGCCGTGCACGACCGCGGCCTTCGCTTTCGTGTATGCGGCCAGCACGTCGACCAGCGCCTTGGCCGTTGCAACCGTGGGCGTGAACACGATCGTCGGGCGTGATCCGGCTTCGCGCACAAGCGGCCCAGCCATTTCGTGCAACACGCGGTCGTTGTTCATCGCTTGCTCAAGGTCGGAGGCAGTCAGGTCGCCGTTGCGCGAGCGGACGCGCGTAATGTCGAGATGTTCGACGGCGATCTGCTGCGCGATGATGCTCGTCAGATGCCCGCGCTGAATGCCCTCGTAAATGTCCATCCGATACGCGCAACTATCGAACAGCTCTCCGAGTCCGACCTTGTCGAGACGGTCAGGCGTCGCCGTTACGCCGAGCACCTGTGCCGCGTGAAAGTAGTCGAGGATCTTGCGGTAGGTCGCGCTCGTCGCGTGATGCGCTTCGTCCACGATGATGGTCGTGAAATCCCACGGATTGAAGCGCTTAAGCCGCTTTGGCATCGACAGCGTCTGCACGCTCGCGACGACGAACGGCTGCGGCATCAGCGACGACGTGTGCTGCCCTGCCATCTCGATGCCGACCTGCGCGTCTGGAATCTGTTTCCGCAGACGTAGCGTGGCCTGCGTGACCAACTCCTCGCGATGCGCAAGAACGAGGACGCGCCCACCGTAACGCGCCTGTCGACGCTTCGCCCATTCGCAGAAAACAACGGTTTTCCCAAGACCTGTGGCGAGCACGATCAGCGTGGACCGCAGCCCCTTCTCGCCGTGCTCACGCTCGATAGCGGCGACTGCTTCGAGTTGATAATCACGCAGCTTGTCGGTCATCGCGCACCTCGCTTGCCAATGCGCGCGCTGGCAGCATCCACGCGCCGCTCAAAGTCCTCCGGGCACAGCCAGCCCGACGCGCCGCAGTAATTGCAATAGCTAGGATGCTCGCCGCCCGTGCCGTCGCACTCAGGGCACACGACCCACGGGCGCAGCCTCTCAAGCGCAATCTCGGCCTGCTTGAGCGCGCGCCCCAGCGACCAGCCGTCGAGGTCGCCATGGCGCACCAGCGCGCCGTCAGTGATGGTCTTCGACGCGCGAGTGAGGGCCGCCCGGTGCTGGCCGCCCTGATTCTTTGCGGCGACGATGGTCGCGGACGTCAACTCGTATTGCCGCGTCAACAGCGTCCACTTGTGCACGAGACACCGCGGCACCTCGCGCCCCTGATGGTCGCAGAGCACCGCGGGCTTCTCGACCTTCGCGGGCTCAGCGGCGACGTCGTCCTCGAACTCGGCGTCGTAGCCGTCGAAGCCCTCGTCGTCGGGCTCCTCGTCGGCCACCGGCTGGACAGGCGAAATCGGCTTCGCGGGTGGCTGCGCGTCCTCGATTGCCTTGTCTTTCCGCGCCTTTGCAACCGGCGAATAGCCCGCGGCGACGTTGCCCTTTTGTGTGAGCTTCTTACCAGAATCCGACTCAATCTTGGAAGTGGGAGAAAATCCCACTTCCAGATTTTCCATGTTTGGCGCCGCGGCCTCGCGGCGAACCGCTGCGACAAGATGGTTCGCGACTCCGCAATAGGCAGCGATAGCCCGGTCGCTCATTCCCTTCGACCGAGGATGATTGAGTGCGGCACGCACCGCTGCTCGCTTGTCGGCGTTGGTGCGCGCCAGCCCGCGGTTAGCGGCGCACGCGAGCCATTGCGCCTGCTCCAGCGTGCCCTCGCGGATATCCGCGTCGATGGTGCGCTGGTTGCGGCGCATCGCGACGGCGTGCCGGTGGAAGCCGTCGACCAGCCACAACGACGTCCCGTCGTCCATGACCGTAATCGGAGGGAACTTCGCGCCCGCTTCAATCGCCTCAAAGTATTCGTCCAGCGTGGCCTTGTCATACAACGCCTCGCGGCGCTGCGTCCCGCCGTCAAGCCGGATGCGCGTGATGTCGACCGTCACAGCAGCCATCAGGCACCCGCCTTTCGAGCTGCCATCACGGCCGTGCGGCGCAGCCACGCAGACGGCGTCAGGTGCTCGGCGGCAGCTGCGCGTCGAAGCGCGTCGCGCTCGTCGTCGTTGAGCCGCACGTTGAAGTTGTGCAGCCGTGGATTTTCCACAAGCCGCGCGTCAATTTCTGGGTTACGTCTACGGGGCATTGTCACTCCTGTTGGCGGTGAATGGCCCTCGTGCGTCGGTAGCGCACGGGGGCCTGTTGTTGCGCACGTTGTACCAACGCGTGCAATCGTCTCAATTACATAGAAGGGCGCGCGCGTCAAGCGGCAATCGATAAAAAGCGAACCAGCAGCTAACGCCCTACGTCGCGGATAGGGAGGCGCGACGGCGTCGAGCTGCTGGTCCGCGACGTGATTACGCCGCGCACGTCATAAGGTCAATGTCACGGGGTCATTTCTGCGAATTGTGACCCCGGATAATCACGGCAGCCGCCAGAACGCGTTAGCCGTCGGCCCGCAGTCCACGCGCCGCCAGCCAAGCCGCAGCGCGCGCGCGAGGTCGTCGCCGCTCGCAGCGCCCCAGTGCTCCGCGTCGCAGCGGCCCGGCCCTCCGCGCTGGACGGCGACGAGGGCGCGAGCGTAGAGGCGTTGCAGGCGCGGCGTGCCGCCTGCTGGTAGCGCGCGGATGCGGGTCTGTCGCAGCGATGGGCGCGACGCGCGGTGCACGGCGCAGTAGCGGCGCGCCATCGTCGCGACGCTCATGCCGCCTCGAGCCGCGCGCCGCTCGAGCACGTCGAGGATGGCGGGCCAGTCCTCCGCGCGCGACGACTCAGCGACGAGACAGCGCGCGATGTCGGCGGCATCGTGGGATGCAGCCGCGGGCGGGTCTTGCGCTTCCGCGACGTTGCAGGCCGAGCAGCTGCCGAAGCCGATGACGGCGAGCAGCGCGCCGAGCACGATGTCATCGAGGATGCGGGTCATAGATCCTCCGTAAGACACGGACCCACTGTGAACCAAGAGGCTCGATCATCGCGTGGATGCATATAAGTCATCATCAGTCCAGTTGTATAACCGTGGAAACGGCCAGCGGAAACTCCCATTCGAAGGCGTTTGGTAGACTCTCGAACTTCGGCGCACGTCAAGCCTGTTCGCCGCGCAATCGCGCGCACCGACGACTCGATATGCCGTGGGTCGGGTTTTTTGAGACGAAGGTTGCGGCGGTAAAGCCGTATCAAATCGTCTGCGACTTGGCGGTCATTTCCTTGCACAGCTGCGCGAACCGCCGCGTACAATTTCTCCCAACGGGGATCTGGTTTGCTATTCACGCATCACCTCCACGCCCGGTAATGCGCGGGCCTTGCTCCGCGTCGCGTCGAGCACGCCATGACGGCAGCGAGATATCGTCGTCCGCGCGCGTCGAGAGCAGCGCGGCGATGGCGGCATCGCGTAGCGCGCCGACGACGAGACGGGCAGCGAGACGCGCCTCGCGGACATGGGCAACGGCGAGGTCGAGCAGCAGCGAGCGGCGGCGTGACGGGCTCACGGCGACTCCTCGAGCACGACGCGCGACTCACCGGCGATGTCGGCCAGCTCCTCGACGTGCGGCTCCTCGAGGCGAGCCAGCGCGGCGCGGATGCGGTCGAGCGTGTCGAGGCGCGACTCGACAAGCGCGGGCTGCTCGAGCACGGGCTCCTCGACGGGCACGGCCTCAACGCGCGGCGTGCGCTTGTGTGGCGGCACGGCGACGACCTCCGCGGGCACCTTGCGTGGGCGTCCTCGAGGACGGCGCGGCGGCTCCTCGAGCTGCGGCAGCGCGACGGGCGGGCAGCCTTTGCGCGAACCATCGCACTCGTTCACGCGGCGACCACACGCGCAGAACCGCTCGTCACTGGCCTCGACGGGCGGCGGCGTGGCGACAACCTCCGCAGGCGCCTTGCGCGGCCTGCCGCGCTTGCGCTTGACGGGCTCGTCGCTGGCGACCTCGACGGGCGGCGATGCGACGACCTTGCGCAGGCGCTGCGGCGGCAGCTGCGGGCCACCGACGCGCTGCTGCTCGATGAGCGTGACGACGTAGCGCGACACGGACTCGTCGGCGGCAGCGGCGAGGCCGCGGAGGAGGTCGTGCGTCGCAACAGGCAGGCGCACGAAAAGGGCGGGAAGCTGAACGGACGGGGGTTTTCGCATGGGGCGACGGGTAGCACGACTGTCTAGATAGGCGCAAGGAAATTGCGCGGCGGCATCGCGCACGAAAATAAATCGCACGACACGCGAAATAATTGTTGACGCCTGTCTAGACAGGCCGTAGATATAGGGAGTCAGCGGCGCACGGGGCGACGCGGCACACAGAGAGTGAAGACGCCATGCAGACCATCACCACCGCCGTCCTCTTTACCCGCAACGGCAACGAAAATGCCAGCACGTCCACGCAGCCGCTGGCGCGCTGGGCCGGTCAGAGGGGCCTCAACGAGACGGGCACCTTCTGCCTTGGCTACGACAACGATATGCAGGTCGTCTGCAAGCTGTACGAGGTTCGCGAGGTCACGCTGCCCGCGTGGCTCGACGCGGACGAGTGGGCGGTGCAGTCCACGAGCTGGGCGTACGTGTGGGGCGCGGGCGTGTCGATGGAGTGGTCGGAGTCGTGGCAGCGCGGGCTGAAGGATTGCGACTTCCGCACGCGATTCCTCGTGTCGAAGCTGTTGAGCGTGAAGACGTTCCGCTCGGAGTTCCGCCGCTCGCTCCGCGATCAGGTCGTGGCGTGGCTTGAGACGCCGGCCGCTGAGCGCCGCACCACGAGCCCGCTCTCGCACAAGCAGCTGAATTGCCTTGAGCACAACGCGTTCGAGGTCGAGCGGGCACGCCAGCGCGTCTACGCCGACCGTCGGCAGATCGGTCGGCTGCTGACGGTCGAAGAGGCGCAGGCCATGGTGGAGGCGGCGCGCGCCGCGTGACGGTCGCCGAGGGCGCGCAATAAAATGCGCGCCCCTCGAAATGATTGTTGACGCTGTATAGCGTTGGGCGTATGTATCGGGAGTCGACGGCGAGGGGCCGCCGACACACAGAGAGTGAGGACACCATGACCAGCTACCAGATCAACGCGCGCGACACCGGCCACTGTCTCGGCATTTACGAGGGCGCGACCGACGCCGACGCCGTCGAGGCCATGCACGTCGAGGCGGGCTACGCGGGCAGCGGCGAGGCTGCTGCTGCGCTCGAGACGACCGTCGAGGCTCTGCGCGCGCAGCTCGACGTGCGCGCGGTCCGCATCGCCACGGACGACGACGTCGCGCACGTCGTGGACATGATGCTGGCGCGAGACTGCTCCGCGCTTCTCGCGACGTATCGTCTGGTTCGCGAAGAAACTGTCTGCCGCGACCTGCTTGAGCATTCGACCGAGGCCGGATACACGTCGTGCGACTGGTCCGACCGCGCCATCAGCGACGAACTCGCAGGCCGCGGGCTTGCCACCGACCTCGACAGCATCGACCGCGTCCGTGACGCGTACGTCGCGCAGCTCGTCGCCGACGCCGCCAGCGAGGCCGACGTCGAAGCGATGATCGCGGATCTCGAGGTGGCGTCGTGATCCGCGCGGTCGAGCTGCTGCCCGAGAACTTCGGGACGTCCCTCCGCGACGCGTACGGTGGCTGCGATGCGGCGGTCGCGGCAGCGCGCGAGGCGTGGCGCATCGATGGGGACGACCGCGCGTACATGGGCGCGGTGTACGCGGCCTGCGACGCGGCACGGCGTACCCTCGAGGACGCGTGCAGCGACCCGGTCGACAGCAGCCGCGGGATGGGCATCGTCGCGACGGCCATCGCCGCGCCCTACTCGCTCGAGCGCTACATCCGCGCGGCGCGCGACGAGGTCTTCGCCGCAATGCGGCTCCGCGCTCGCGCAGCCGTCGGCGTCGAGGTCTGCGAGCGCATTGACGCCGTTCATGCGGAGACGCAGCAGCGCATCGACGCGGCGCGTGATGCGTATCGCGTCGGCGGCACGCAGCGCGATTACCTTGACGCCATCCGCTTCGAGACGCGCGAGGCGCAGCGCGAGCTCGACGCCATCCTCGCGGACCTCGGTGACGGCGTTTGGCCCGCTGCTGACCAGCCGCGCCTCGACGCGTACGGGTATCGCGCCACCGAAGATCAGCACGAGCGGCGCATGGCGCGACGCGCTACCGCCGCGCAATAGGCCGAAACCGGGCGCTCTACGCGAGCGCTCGGTCGCGACGTGACGCGTCGCCTGACGAGGCCGTTAGCACCACCAGCGAGGACACCATGACCACCACGAACACGACGATGACGACGATGATGGAGAGCACGATGGGCGACATGGGACTGCGGTCGATCCGCGCGTACCGCTGCGGCGCGAGCGCCACGCCCGAGGTGGCGTGGATCGTGGACGTCGTCACCGAGACGTCGATCACGGGCAGCGGCACGGGCCCGACCTTCGAGGCGGCGTTGGCCTCCGCGGTCGAGAGCACCCGCCAGTCCGCGGGCCAGATCTTCTACATTGTGCAGCGCGACGGGGCGCTGTGATGCGCGCGCCGGGTAACCCGCACGGCGGGCTCGTCGCCGCCCTCGTCGCGGTCTGCGAGGGCTGCGCGTGCCCCGCGTGCCGCCAGCTGCGCCGCCGCATCGCTGCGGCTGGGAGGCCGTCGTGATGGCGCGCTATTGGGTGCGCGTGCGCGCGGAGTACGTCGTCGGCGTGCTCGCGACGTCGCGCGAGGATGCGTTGCAGCTGGACGAGGGCGACCTCGTCGATGAACTGACGCCCGAGGCGTTGTACAGCTGCGAGATCATCGGCGCGGTGCCCGACTCCGAGCGGCACGCGTGGCCGACGGCTGCCGCGGCCCTCGACGTCGAGGAGGTCGGCATCGCCGCGCGTGATGACGAGGACCTGAGCGCCGCCATGCTCGAGGTGGGCGAGCGTATTCGCGCGCAGTTCCGCGGCGTCAGCATGAGCAGCGACGAGTTGCGGTCGCTGGTGAGTCGTGCTATCGCGGCGATGAGCCAGCAGGTCGCGGAGTCGGTATTAGGGGCCGACGCCGATGATCGATGGGCACGCCTGCCGCGACTGGCAGAGCGCATTCGATTGAGCGCTGACGTCAGCGCTCGCGCATACGTGAAATGGAGGACGCAATCATGAGTGAAATCAAAGTCGCTGGTCTGGATATGGTGTCGTCGTTGGCTGACGTGCTGCGGCTCGCAGAGACGCTTGCCGCGGCAAAGGGCGGGTTCATCCCCGATCATTTCCGCACTCCCGCGCAGGTAGCCGCCGTCATCCTCGCCGGGCGCGAGCTGGGCGTCGGCCCGATGGCGTCGCTGCGGTCGTTCTACTTGGTGAACGGCAAGCTCGGCATGGACGCCAGCTTCGTGAGCGGCCGGATGCTCGCGCACGGCATCGGCCTCGAGTGGCTGCGCGACGACGACGAGTGCGCCAGCGTGCGTCTGACGC